CCAAGGTGCTGGTCGCTGTAGCAATAGGTAAAGGGGAAGGTATCCGAAGACAGATCTTGGCTGATGGATTGAATAGGCCTAAGGCGTATTTGTATTCTGCCAATTGGTGTTTCCTCGTCCACTCAGCCTGATTTGTTAGAGATTTCAATCCCTTCCTCAAACGTTTTGCTTTTGGGTTGTTCACTTTCAACTCTTTTGCCTGATTTCTAGCTTCCTGCCCAACATCGTTTCTAAATTTCTCTTTCCGAGCCCGCTTGGCTCGCTTGTTTTTCTTCCGCTCGACTTTATCCATATAAATTTGCACTTCGTTCGTTGCTGATGCTATAGCTGGGGCTTTCTCCTCGGCAGGGGCTGATGCCCCCACCAAGGCATTCGCTAGTTCGAATGATGGTATTTTTATGACAGGTTCTTTGTTTCGGTATTGTGTCAACAGAGCATGCAGTTCTTCGGGGCTAGTGCTAAATCCCTTTTTCCAGCGCAAGAAGATGCTAAGTTCCAATAGCATTGACACATGCACACGATGCTTAGCTAAACCCGAACTCCCCCTTATGCTGCTATGCCTCTCCAAATACCTATCTAAAGCATTTCGGGACATTCTTGATACGTCTTCCTTAGGCAAGCTAAAATGCCCGCCCAGGTAATGCTCATGTTGGAAGAATATCAAGTTTGATTCGCATACAGCCCGACGATGCAAGCTAGAATCCTGTAGTATACCTCTATCTCTCCCATAGTAAAATCTAGAGTTAGTCATGGTCTTGCAGAAATCCCTGGTGAGGAGTTTGAGATTTCCTGCCGCGACGCTCGTTTTCGATACAAAGTCGAATCTCGCGCTGGCTCCCGCTTGGACAGTGATTTTCTTGCATTCCCACGCGATCCCTTCTTCGATCTCGTCGTTGCCTGTCACGTACACGGTCCGTGCTACGGCTTCCCAGTTTTTAGCGTCGATCCGACTCAGAACCCGGAAAAAATCATCCCCCGTCACTGCTTTGAATAACCCAGTGAGCAGACCTGCTAAATGATCGATAAAATCGTTGACCGCTCTACAACGGCGGCTGTTTCCGTCCGTCGTCTTAGGCCCCAACCCAGAAGGGGTGGTCCCGTAGAGTACCACATCCAAGATCCTCACGCCTGCGTATTGATATTTCATCAACACCTTCGTCGACGTTGCGGTGGCCAGGACTAGCTTGGAATGCTCTTGGGTCCACCATGAGAAGTGTTTCTGGAAAAATTCGTTTGCTGCTTTCCAGATCACAACATCTACCTCCTCCATTAACCAAGCAAATTGCACAGAGTCAAATCTCGATACGTCGGTAGATATGCAAACCGGATCCTCGATCCCTTTGGCCATGCTGTTGAGCGTCGATTCGTAGTCGCTTATAGTTTTCCGGTAACAAAAGTCGGGACATGTCCTACTCTGCTGCTTTAGCAGTGCACTCTGCAAATAATGTATGAACAAGTACTCTTTTCTCAAAGATCCTATATTCCGCGGTATCGCTGTGAATTTGCCCTCGGATCCTCTGATCACTGTTGAATTCTCTTCTGAGGCTTTCAC